GGGTGGTTTACTAGAAGGACAAGCTATGGGTACACAAACTAAACCTATGCTTACAGAAAACTTTGGTGATATGAAAATAGGTGGTGGATTTATGAATAAAACTCAAGAAGATTTAGAAGCTGCAGCAAAAATAAATTATGAAAAAGCTTATGGTGATAATACAATACCTATTAATTTTAAACATCCAACTGCTGCAGGAAATAAAACTATAAAAGAAATGGGTTTTAATGTTGGAGATAAATTACCTGTAGGTATTGATAAAAAAGGTAAGTCAATATTTTTAAAAGTAGGACCTGAAGTTGATGAAGCAAAACCAATAGGTACTGGTATTACTTCTTTTGGTACTGATAGATTATCAGGTGTAAGATACGACTCAGATGTACAAGCTGAAAGAGCTAGTAAAGAACAACCAGGTAAAATAGAAATTTATGATAAAACAAAAAGAGAATACAAACCTAAACAAACATATGTACCTAGTGCTATTGATGAGAGTACACCTAGAATATCTAAAGCTGAATATAAAACACAAGAATCTTTAGTTAATCAAATGAATCAATTAAAGGCAATGTATCCAAACGTTGCAAATAAAAATAATCTTGTTAGACTAGCGTTAAGAAATATGGAAAAAGAATATGGTTTACCAGTTAATAAAAAATTATTGTTAAACCTTAGTAAGTTTTTTTAGGAGTATAAATGGTAGCATTTAAAGGCGGCAATAATACAGGTGGTCAGAATGTAGATTATTATGATAATCCTAATTATGACCCTAAAAAAGATGGTAAGTCTTCTACAGATTACATTAAAAATCAAGCTAACAAATCAGCTGACTGGGCAGAAACTGCAAATTATCAATATTACGAAGTTGGTGCAGGTGAATATGATGATGTTATAGAAGCAGAAGGTGAAGCAGCTTATGATAAAGTTAAAGCTGATAAACAAACAAGCGATACTGTATCTTATTTTAGAGCTAGAGAACGTGAACGTTTAAACCCAGGTGGAGTTGGTGGTCCACAAATTAATCCTAAGTTTTCTAAACCTGCATCATTAAGTGATAAATTAGCTAAGTTTGGTTTCTCTTATGACCCAACTAATCCAGATACATTTTTTGAAGAAGTGTTTAGATTACCAGATAAAGTAGTATCAGAAAATAAAACTAGAGCATTTGATACAGGTAGTTTTAGAGGTATTAAAGGTTGGAATGAAGAAACTATGGAATTTTTAAAAGATAAACCAATGCCTAATACAGTCGCTGGTGTCAATCAAGAACTACAAGCACGTAAAGCTAGAACAAGAGATTTTGCTATGGAATTTAAAGGGACTGTTTATGATTTTATTAATGAAGTTAAAAGTGGTTTATTAGATGAAGTTGATGAGGCAGTAAATGATAATATATTTTCCTCTGAACGAAGACAACCACTTTCAAATAATGAATTAGAAAATAAATATTTTCCTGAAGATGCAAGTAAAAAAGAAGCTAAAAGACAATTACAAAAAATGATTTCTTTTACTGATGAAGCATCTGATATAAGTAGAAATTACAGTTCATTATCACAGTATGCAGCAACTATCGTTGGTGATACTGCTAAAACTCCTGCGGCTATAATAGACCATATGATTCGTGGACCTATTGGTGAGAAAAAATGGATTGATGAAAAATTAACTAAAGTTAATTATGAAAAAGGTCTTAAAGAATTTCAAGCTTGGAAATCTAAAAAAGGTATTCCAAAAATAATAAGATTAGTTTCTAAGTTAGGATAATTATGAGTAAAGAATATAAAGATATATTAGAAAAAACATTATGGACATTTGTTGAAGCATTTATTGGTGCATTAACAGTAGCACCATTAGTTGGTGTAGATGCTGATACAGTACAGTTAGCTGCAATATCAGGTGCGTCTGCAGCTTTAGTAGTAATTAAAGAGTTTGCTAAAAAACAATTAGCTAAACCTGTTAAGAAAGTGAGTAAATAATGCCTGGACATTATCATAACAAACACGAAATATCTTTAGAAAATAAAGATGAAGAATCTATTGTAGAATCAGGTATTAACTTTGAAAAGATTGCTAGTCATAGTGTACTTACTGACATGGGATTAGTACAAGAACCTGTATCACATGGTAAAAGTGATGGTCAAGTATCTGTTAACTCAGTTGCTGCTGCAGTTGCAGCTCCAAAAATAGACGAACGTAACGTATATACATTAGAAAATCTATAATGGGAAGTCCTAATTACAATAAATTAGTAGGTGAAGGTAAAGCTGGTCTTGGTAAAGACGAACTTAAAAGGCGTGTAAAACAACACAATGCATTAGCTGAGAAAGCATTTGCTAGTGTTAAAGGTAAAGAACAACTTACTGCTGCTGATGTAGCTAACATTTATCGTGGTATTAAATTAAAAAATGATGCTAAATTAATGCAATCTATAGGTGATAAAACATATTCTTTTCCTAAACAAAAAGATAATAAACCTATAATTCCTGGTGTATCTCCTACTATAAATAAAGATGGTCTTAAAAGAGCATGGGATATGACTGTTCAAGGTTACAAAGGTACTGCCAAAAAATGGGCTAAAAATATTGCTAAAGGTTACAAAGTATTAGATGCTATAAACTATGGATTACTTCCTGGTGGTGTTAAACCAGTAAATCCTTGGGGTAGTAATGCAGGTAATACTATTACACGTTTAAATAGTTCACCAACCCTTCCAGTATGGGAAGATAGAAATAAAAAAAATAAAAATACTAAGTTATAGTACTTTCTCTTTTTAGAAATCCTTTTAATAAATCTCTTATAGCTTTACTATGTCCACTTGATTGCCTACCATCATATATATCATGATGCCATTTACATAGTATGGCAACATTATTAATATCATACTTACGTTTTTTGTTGCCACCCATACCTATGCCTTGTATATGTGCTAGCTCTAGCCACTTGTTATCATTACAATAAGCCCACTCACAACGACCACCTGCACGTTTCATAGCTTCTTCTCTTATTGGTGATAAACTTTCCATTATTCTTCTTCTAAACGTCTGTAATCTTTTACATGAGCATCTTGTTGAAACTCTGATTCTAATTGTTCTAGATGCCAATTGTAATCTGCTACAAACTTATCCATAAGAAACCTTAATTTTTTCATATCAGGTTGTACTTTAAATGTATCACTACCACATGCTTGATTAAACTGTGTAGCCC